AGGAGACCCTTTTGCAAATTGTCGATGTCTCTGCGCCGGCGGTCCGGGGGGTAGACCTCGATCTCGACCTGGAGTGCCCCAGTTAAACGCCCGACCTCCATCCCCGCGAGGAGCGCACAGACCTTTTCCCGAAACCTGCGCCCCTCGCGGCTGATGAGAGTCCTTGGACCCACGCGACGGTAGTAGTGGTTCACCGACGGCGGGAACGGAAGTTCCAGTTCGATCATTTCCGGGCCCAGGGAGGTGTTTTCGTCGTCTCCTGCTGAGGCTGACCCGTTGCGGCTTCCTTCTTGGCGTACCCCTTGATCTCGTTCACCACATCCCCGGTGTCCTCGCGCTTCTTGCACTTCACGGTCACCAGGAGGGGCAGATTGTGTAGTTCGATCGAATCTTTGGGCGTCAACACACCCACCGCCCGGCAGATGGCGGAGAGTTCACCGTTTGCGATCTGTACGGCCGTTTCGTTGGGGTTGTCCAGGTTGAGACGGGACCAGAGCAGGCGGTTCTTGTACGGCCCATCGATCACCTGGAAGGTGAGCTCGAGATACTGCCCGCTCCCACTCTTGGTCGGCTTCATCTCCGAGGTCGTAATGAGCGCGAGGTACTTACCCGCCGGGATCGGCTCAAAGTCGGTTGCGGGCTCGATGTTGTTCGCGTTGAATCCGTTCAGGTTTGCCATGATCACTTTCCTCCTTGGGTGTTATCGGTAGTCAGGTAGTAGGCGTAGGCGTTCCAATCGAGCGGTAGTTCTTCGGGAAGGTTGAGGCGGTTCTTCGCCACGTGGGCCGGGCGCTCCTGCGTGCGGATGATCCGCTCGCCGGTGCCGATCCCCTGGCTCCGTTTACGGTTAAACCCCTCTTCCGTCTGCTTGGTGTAGACCTTGTAGGTGGCGAAGAACACCTCGTCGCACCATTCCTGCACCACCGCTGCCGCGAGCTTGTGCAGGCGAGGCACGTACCGGTCGTACGACTCCGTTTCGGGATTCTCGAACCGCTCGATGCGGGCGTGGGCGATCAGGACGGCCGTCATCCCCTTGTCGTTGCGAAGTGCGGAAAGGCCTTCGATGAACTCACGCCACTGCGTGAGGGCGAAGATGTACCCCTTCGCGTAGCCGATGTCCTCGATGCTCTCCACATTCCGCTTGCGGCAAACCTCCGCCCAGATCAGGCGCTCCAGCCAGTCCAGGGAATCGACCACGATCGTCTGGTAGGGATGCGGTTCGGTGTAGAGCTCCGAAAGAGCCTTCATGGCCTCCCCGAACGTCGTGGAGAGCGGGAGCTTGTCGCAGTCGATTTCCCCAAGGCCGTCCTCTGTCTGGAGGAACACAGGCTTGGGCGCACACGATGCGAACGTCGACTTGCCGATACCGTGCGTGCCATAAAGCATTACGCGTCTGGGAGCGGGGGTTTTCCCGCTCATGACTTTTTCCAGCATTTTCATTGGTCACACTCCTCTTTTGAAAATTGGGGTTAGATCCAGTCGAATACTCGGATGTCCTCGTAGCCGGTGGGCCAGCGGTCCTGTTCGCGGCACACCTTGAGGCGCTCGATGGCATCCTCGTTGTCCTTCTGCGCGATACCGAGCACGCCCTCGCCCATCCGCCAAACGCCGCATCGGAACGGCTCGCGCTTCTCCACGGCGACGAGATAAACGGGAAGGACCGTTCCGGAGGCGCATGTAAGGAGAGACCGGTAGAACGCCAACTGGTGGACGTACCCGTACGAACGCGCGTCCAACTGCAGATAGTCGAGGGTGTCGCAGGTTTTGAGGTCGACGATGCCACGCTGCGGAGATACCCAGTCGAACCGCGCCTGACAGGCCGTGCCAATGTAGTCCGCACGGATCACGCCTTCAGGGACCCCATCGTCCAGGAGCGCCGCCGCGTGTTCATGGGCATAGACAGCGGCGCTCAGATTTTCGATGAGCGCCATCTGCTCGTGAGTTAAGACCGGCTTCCCCTTCGCGGCCGCCCATTCTTCAAACGCCTTGGTTCGGGTACCGAAGGGTTCACCGGTCTTCGGGTTGACCGGGCCCCCGAAGGCGTACCGATCCTCGTAGGCCTCCCGTCCCTCGAGGACGAGCGCGTGCGCGGCCTGGCCGATGAGATAGGCAGGCCGGGCCTCCTCCTGCACCAGCCCCAGCTGCTTCTTGTGGTAGAGCAACGGGTTGCGGCAGAATTCCGCCAACTGGTGGCTGGACAGGTACTTGTCCCTCTTGGCGTGATACACGTCAGCCGGTTCATGGATCAGAATCGACGCGTCCACAAGAATGCTGCTATCGGTACGGCGTCTCTGGAATACGGTTGGTAGGGTCATGCCAGGACCTCCTGCTCCGGCTTGGGGTTGTCCGACTGCACGGGATCACGTCTTTTCTTCAAGAAATCCACGATCAGGTCCGCCACAACGGCTGCCAACTCGTCGATCTGCTTCGGGGAAAGCTGGTGGTAGTGGCGCTTCATCTCGATGGGACTCGCCGCAGCCATTGACTACTCCCTCCTCAAGGAGAGGAGGAAATCCTCGATCGCCGGGTGCGGCTTGAGGTTTGGCCTCTTCAGCGGACCCGCACCCTCGTCGCCAGGATCTTTGTCCTCCAGGCGCCGCAAGAACTTTATGCGGATTGCGTCGAGGCGCTTCACAAGCCGCCATACGACGTCGTCCTCGATCTTGTGGACGGCCACCAGGCCCCCGATCACGAGGGCCTCCTCCTCGAACAGGGTGTTGATCAGTTCCTTCACATCTGCTTTCGCGATCATGGATCCTTCACCTCTCTCGTCCGTCTTTTCAGTCCCCTCTAAAAGTGAAAAGGGGTAGGGGGGGTATTGATGGGGACATTCCAATCCGGCATCACAGTTTCTTTTTTAAATACGAGTAGATGACAGCCTCGGCTCGCTGGCGGCGTTTCTTGGCCGCTTCGTAGGAAAGGCCTACCTTTGGGGCGTATGTGGCGATGGAGCCGTCGTAGACTTTCGTGCCTACGAGCAGCAGAAAGTCGTCCTCGGTGATCCGACCTGCCTCTAAATGTTTGAGCAGCTGCCGGATCTCGTTTTCCTTCTCCTCCCGGAATCCATGAGTGAAGAAGTTGATGCACTCGAATTTGCCGGCATGTGCCATTGCCTCCCGGATGTCGGCCAGAGCCACGAGTTCGTCCCAATCAACGGGCACCTCGCGTCCCGAGCGATTCCAGACACCGAGATACTTCTCGAATAGACGGTGGAAGGTGTCGTTGTATATTTTCTGAACCAGCCTGTCTGGGCGGCGTTTGATGTCGATTCGGGAAAAAACTTCGAGGGCAGTCCACAGAATGTTGGACCAGAGCTCCTCCGAATCTGGGTCCCAGCGATACTTTTGTCCGTGGAGATTTTCCAAGGCCGGCATAAACATCACCAGAATGATTAGGTGCCACCGGGCGTCTTGGTCCTTTGAGTAGGCCTCGAAAATCGGACGGAGGATTTCATCTTTCCGCGGGTCTGTTGAAGTGCCTGCCCACATAAACCCGATGACATCCATCCACGTCACAAACCGCCGGAAAAACGGACAGTCGCACTGAAGAGCCCGCAGTAGTTTCTTGTACTCACTGGAATGGATTTCTTGCTGAAAACGTTCGCGGTCTTTCTTTCCCGAGGGGCACGACATGACGCCTGGCCTTTCCGGCCGGGCGTCTGGCGCCTCTTATGGGCCAATCAGGGCGTCGAGCACCTCGAGGTTGTTTCGAATGGGGTTGTTACCCGTTCGCAGCTACGGATGGGGGCGGTTCCTCCTCACCATTTCGATCGTTCACTGAGAAACAGTTCCGACAGACAGCGATCACGTTGTAATTGCCACCATCCACGACGTATTGCACCTGCTTGTAGCGCAGGTGCAAACGTGCGCCGATCTCGACACCAAGAAGGGTGTCGCACTTCCTACAGCGCCATTCCTTCGCCATGCGGCCATCTCCTTTCCGAGAGAAAATCAGACGACCTTTTCAGGCCGTCATGATTTCCATCATCCGCATCGGGAGCGAAGACGGAGCGAGATGCGAGCGAGAAGGGAGCGAAGTGGAAGAAGGAGGAAAGACGAGGTCAGGCGGGAAGGATCAAGCAGTACAAAAAACCATCAGGCGGTGTGAACTCGTGGGCGTTGAGCTTCGAGTCACCACAGTTCTTATGAAGACGAAAGGAACGGTATCTGTAGCGCCCCAACTTCACGTCGACCTTTTTACGGGCCCCCACGAACAATCTGCAGGCCGAGCTGATGCTGGCGCATCCCTTGCCGGTTTTCGTGTTGTACGGCCGAATCGGCTTTCCCGCCTGTATGAAGTCGCTGAGGATGCCTAGTTCCTTCGGCGTAAGCTTCTCAGCGCGTGGCTTTTGTTTGTCATGCCGACAGCTCGCTTTCTGGGTCATCCCATCGATGAACATGTCGTACTCGTCTCTTGCATCGACCAACCTCTCGTACTGGGCCTTGCTTGCGGCGCGCTTCCCTTCTCTGGTTATGACGTGGCAGTAGGCGACATCGACGTCTTCCCCTGAATGTTGGTCTACCCGCATAGATGCGTTCTCAATCATGCGAGAACCAGCAGTTCTTACGCGCTTGTGGTACTTCTCAATCGACTTTTCGGCTTGCTTGAGGAAGACTTCCTCTTCGCTTGTTATGGGGAAGGTTTTTGAACCACTCCGGAGTCTGGTCGTTTCGAGAAAATTATCGACGATTTGCACCTGCTCTCGGGTCGATTCGGGATCCGCCGACAGATCATCTGGTTGCCCGCTCATCGTGATATCCATGAGAAGACCTACAGATTCCCTCGCCTGTTCAACACCCTCAAGGTTACTTAATCGGTCGAAGTAGGATTCGATTCTTGAGCGAAGGTTGACCAACAGGCGCAGGAGAGGATGCGGCTGGAACCCAACGAGTGCATCCATTTGATGGAGAATTACGGAACGAGACAATTCCCAATACGACCGGAGAAGCTGCAGTGATCGACGCGTATCAGAAAAGGTCGGCTCGTCTTTGGAACTGGGAATTCTGCAGTCATAGATCTTGATCTCGAACATTTGTTGCAAGAGACCCTGGAGTCTTAGAGAACATCGATCGTGGCACCATTTGACGCCTTGATCTATGCTCTCTGCGATCGCTTTTTCGCTCTCCCCCACGATCTGAACATTGGGACAATGCGCGACGAGCACCCCGAAAATTAGACTCAGTTTCCCTTCCGTCAGTGGCTCATCGAAGCAAGGCTCGCTATACAGATTTTCGCGAATCGCATCGAAGCGCGAATCACTGAGCCCCGTACTGAGGTGCTCGACCAGCAGGCGATGGATTTCCCTCGCGTCGCCAACAGGCAAGGCATCGGGATATAGCCGGCGAATTCCATAAAGATCGCGGAGGGCAATGGAAGCTATGACCGCCTCAGCGAGAGAAAACGACTGGCTCCCTTGTCCCTGATTCCCCGGTTGATCATTTGTTCCCATGTCAGGAATCCTCAGCAGAGTCCGAAAACAAGCCCATGAAATCGAAGATGAAATCTTCAACCCGTTCAAGCGATTACCGTTGACGCTTGGTTAGACCCTCCGTATTGGGCAGATTACCCATTCCTCCTATCCGACGAATTGTCCCCCCTTCGCGACCGGAATCCATATTGCCTCCGATTCGAAAATAAGACCCAACATTATGCCCATCGTGAGTTGGGCGTCAAGGATCCTCTCTTGCCATAAAAATCTTCAAATATTTCAATTGTTTGTAGGCATGTCCCCTTCGGCTATCCGGAGCAGCCTTTTTACCTTTAGGAGGCACAAACATTGTCTCATTCAAATCAACTATTTGCCTTGATTCGGGGTACTCCGCGAGGTAGGAGTGTCCATGAAAGGATGGAAACACGATGACAAACAACAGGTTAGGGGGTAGAGGGGTGATGGAAAAGAAGGCCGGATATTCGGCGGGGCCATTCTCGGTAGACGAGATCGGGTTCATCCAGATCGCCGACGCGAAGGTCCTGGCGGCGGTCGCTCGGGGCGAAATCGACCTGAACCAGATCGCCAAGGAGGAACTGGCGGCCCGAGGACTTGGGCTCCACGGGGAGTGGGTCGGGTTCCAGAAGGCGCGGGAAATTCACGAAATCAACTAACGGACGAAGGAGGGATCGCCATGAGAAACACCCCAGTGATGAGGAGGATGACGATGGTCGAGGAACCGAGGGTGACCTGCCCGGTGTGCGGGGCAACGGAGAAGGAGAAGGACTAAAAGCCCGAGAACGGAATGTGCTCCCGGTGCTGGTGGTTCCTTTCTCCCGAGGCGGGCGGGGTGGATCACGGGCTGTTCATGATCAAGGTCCAGACCTACGACGACGGGCTCCGGTACGCGGAGATCAGGCCCCGCGGATTCTGGTCGGGGACGATCGAGGTCCGGGAGCGGATCGATCGCTCCTACGACTCCGAAACCCGTATGAGGGTGGAGAGCTGGGAGGTTCGGGTTTCTTGGGGCGCAGGCGGCACGGACGGGACGCTCGACGAGATCCGGACGGCGGAGAACTTCACCCGGTCGATGGACCACGCGGTGATGCTCGCGAAGATCTGGAAGATGCAGCGCAATGGATAGGCGATACACAGCACCCAGAGGGGCCAGTCGTGGTGGCCGCCGAGCGCCGATGAGCCAGGCCACGAAAGGGCAGACCATGAAAACCATCCGCTGGCAAATAGTAATGGAGGGCGAGGGGGAATATCCCTCGCCATTCAAGACCGCGCTAAGCGTGCATCAAGACCTCGAGCGGCGAGGCATCGCTTTCTCCGACCGGGAAAACTTCTGCGTCTACCTTCTCGACACGAAACACCGCCCGGTTGGTTTCGAGATCGTGTCGGTCGGCATCCTCAACGGTTCTGTGATTCATCCACGCGAGATTTTCAAGGCCGCGATCGTGGCGAACGCTGCGGCGATCATCCTGGTCCACAACCACCCGAGCGGCGATCCGGAACCGAGCGCGGAGGACGGCGGAGTCACCCGATCCCTCGTTGACGCGGGGAAACTGTTGCGGATCAACGTACTCGACCACGTCATCACCGGGCCGGCGGGAAAGTTCTACTCGTATCAAGAGGCGGGAAAAATCTGAAAGGGGGTTTTTGCCATGCGCGTTCATTACGTCCTGAACCACGGGGGGACACCGTCCGGAAAGCTTGCCGATGTCGAGATCCTCTTCGAGGAGGGGCTCCTCGCCGGCCTCAAGTTGGTGGGGTGCTCCATCTGGCGGTCAAAGAAGGGGGAAGCGCCGACCGTGCTCGTCCCGTCCCGCACCTACGCAACCGCGGCGGGAGTCCGGTACTACGAGCTACTGCGCTCCTCGGCCGACGGTGAGAAGGAGAACCGGACCGCCATGAAGACGTTCAAGCAATACATCCGCGACGAGTACCTCAAGATCGCGCCGCCGCAACCCTCCGAGGGGACGACAGCACGGTGAGTTCACGGAATCAACTAACTGACAAAGGAGGCATAACGCCATGACGAAGAAGCGGAACGCCACGGAACAGAAGACCAGCAAGGGCGCGGACGGGAAGACCTGGGTGATGCCGGAGACAAAGAAGAAGGCGATGAAAAATGGATCCGGCAAGAAGGCAAAGGCCGCCACGAAGACGCCGGTTGAGAAGAAGGCCGGCAAGCGCACCCCCGCGCTGGCCTCCCTCAAGGTTGCCCCCAAGGAGCTGGTGGTCACGTACAAGGGGACCGAGCACAAGGCGAAGGTCAACGAGGACGGGACGATCACGGTCAACGGCAAGACCTTCAACAGCCCTTCCCGCGCCGGGAAAGAGGTCACGGGCCGCGAGGTGGACGGGTGGACCTTCTGGAGCTACGAGGTCGCAGGCCTCGGCCTGAAGAAACTCAACACGCTCCGCAAAGAGGGGCAATAGGAGCCAACGTGGCCAAGACGCAAACTACTGGCGGGAACGGCCAGGTGACCCGAGTCGCCTTCTACACCCGCATCTCGACCGACGAGGACCATCAGAAATATTCCCTCGGGGCGCAGTCAGAGCGGCTGGAGGCCTTCTGCAAGGCGCAATACGGGGACGATTGGAAACTCCACAAGCTCTACCGGGACACCGAATCCGGAACCCACATGAACCGCCCGGGCCTGGAAGAGATGCTCTACGATGTCGGGGCCCGGGCCTTTGATACCCTCCTCGTTTTCCGCGTGGACCGCTTATCCCGCAAGGTCCGCGAACTCGCCCAAATGGTGGACGAGCTCACGAAGAACGGGGTCGCGCTGAAAAGCATCACCGAGCCGTTCGATACCGCCAACGCCGCCGGAAAGATGATGCTCCAGATGCTGGGGGTCTTCGCCGAGTTCGAGCACGCGACCATCGTCGAGCGTACCAAGGTCGGGATGGAGAAGAAGGCCAAGGGAGGCAAATTCGTGGGCGGGAACGTCCCCTACGGGTTTCTGCTCGACCCCGAGATGGGGCTGGTCATCAACGAGGAGGAGGCGGTCATCGTCCGGAAGATGTTTCAGATGTACGCCTTCGGAAGGGAGGGAGCCCATACGATCTGCCACAAGATGAACGAGGCCGGCCACCGCAAGCGATCGGGCAAGAAGTGGGACAAACGGGTGATCCTCCACATGATCAAGAACCCGGTCTACGTCGGTAAGATCCGATGGCATGAGGTGATTTACGAGGGGCACCACGATCACATCGTCTCGGAGATCCTCTTCGAGAAATCCAAGGAACTCATGAAGGAGCGCCAGGAAGATATGAACGGACGGAAATGGCACAACGGGGAAGAACGCCTACTGGCAGGCATAATCCACTGCGCAAAATGCAAGCGCCACATGGTCGGGATAAGTACCCATAAAAAAGACCGGAAATTCCCTTACTACGTCTGCAACAACCGCTGGGCGACCAAGGATTGCGACCAGGATTATGTGCGGGCGGACCTGCTCGAAACCTCGATTATCCAGGACATCAAGACGATGTTCCGGGACGAACAGTTCATGGCCCGGGTCTGGGAGGAGGCCAACAAACGGCTCGTGGTTGAGAAGCCAGATCTGGAAAAGGAGATCGCACGGATTGATGGCCAGATGGTAAAGGCCCGGGCAAAGATCGACCGGTATTTCGAGGCATTCGAAAACGGGGTGATGAAGCCCGATATCTGTAGCCAGAAGGTCAAGGACCTCAACGCCACGTTGGAGGCGCTTGCGGCCGAGAAGCGGGAACTGGAGGCCCGGAGGGAACGGTTGGAGCTGCCTGCGATCGACAGGGAGATGCTCTCAAGACTCGTCGATAAATTCGAGGAAGTATTGGCGGAAGGAACCAATCCACAAAAAAAGCACCTTCTCCGCCATATGGTGAAGAAGGTGCTTATACACGACAGGCGTACGATCGAAATCTGGTACGGGTTACCGAACCAGGCCTCGGTTCGTACACCGGCACATCTGGCTCCCTGGGCAGGACTCGAACCTGCAACCTAGTGGTTAACAGCCACCCGCTCTGCCGGTTGAGCTACCAGGGAACGTGAAACGGCAGATCCAGGAATATAATCCCCCACCCTGTACCC